TTCGAGGAGCGTCTGCGACGCTGAACGACCTTGCCGCACTGTGGGAGCCTCGGGCGGGAAAATAGGTAGCCGCCGGATACCAAACATCAGAAACGTCCGTGTTGCACGGGCGTTTTTCTTAGGTATTTAGGGCTTTTTTGCTTGCTTGTGCTCATTTTGTGCTTTCGCTCTGGCAACTTTCTGGCAACCTTTTTTTGAAAACACCTCTCACGGCGGCGGCGTTTGCGTCCTCTTTTTCCTTTGAAAGGTGTGAATAAATTTCAAGGGTAGTTTTTACGTTACTGTGCCCTAAAAATTTCTTTGCGCTTAAAACGTCTATACCCGCGTTATACAGTATTGAGGCGTAATTATGTCGGAAGTAGTGCGGCGTGAGGATAGAGGAACCGTCCTCTCTCGTCTCTATGTCCGGCTCCAACTCTGCCATGCGCTCCATCAGCGAACGCCAAAGCCTATTTGAAGAGGAATTGCGGTAGTACGTTCCATCGGGGGCAGGGAATACAAACGCCTGTGGGAATCCCCGCACGAGCATTTCCGCCAGCTCGTCCGGCAGGGGTATATCCCGTATGCTTTCCTTCGTCTTGGGCGGGGCTATCGTTCCCTTCCTTAAATTGACCTGCTGCCGGACGTGTATGACCTTCTTCCTGAAATCAACGCATTCCCATTGCAGGCCGAGGGCTTCACCGAGCCTCATGCCCGTGTAGTACAGCAATGCCACCAGCAGGCCGTTTTCCTCATGCATCAGCACCTTCGCGGCGGCTTCCTCCGCCTCCGTCAGTGCCCGGCGGCTCTCCTTGGCCTTGGACGGCTTTTCTAATCCTACGGTTATATCGCGGGGTATTATCCCTTCCGTATATACCCGTTTGAATATGCTTTCCAGAATATGATATACATTCTCAATTATCGTTGTGCAAGTATCCGCCTTTGAGTTGATAAGCTCCTGCAAGTCCATGGCGGATATCGCCGCTAAACGCTTATCCCCCAGCACCGGCAGTATATGTTTATTCAGCGCGGTCTTATAGCTGCTCTGCGCCGATGCTCCTATATTCGGCTTTTTGTATGTGTTATACCATTGTATGGCGTATGCGCCGAACATGGCGTTTTCCGGCGTATTCCTGCCGGTGATATATTCCTGCCGGATAGCCTCCTTCGCGGCCTCCAGCTCCTTCTTCGTCCTGCCTGAAACATACTTGACGATACCGTTTCCAACCGTCACCTTTGCCCGATATCTGCCGTCGCTTTGCTTTGCCATTGCCAAAACCTCCCTTTTGTGTTAAAATCGGAGGCGGAGAAGCATCCGCCTTATCCCCTGTTGCCGCCCTCTAATTCGGCACGGGGGATTCTTTATTTTATTATCCACCCTCTATCGAGGTGCATCATATCATATACCAGCATTCCTATGACCGCCGCCATAACAATAAAAGTAAATACTGCTATTATCATTATCGTGCGTTCCAGCTTCTTTATCTTCCGTTCCCTGTACTCTAACCCTCTTTCGTATAACTGCGTCAGCGATTCCGGCTCACACACCCTATCCTCGTCCAGATCGTTCAGGCTCCCGCCCATGGCCTTTACCAGTTTGTAGACCGTATCAAACCCCGGATTTTCCGTTAAGCCCTGAAGCACGCGGTTTACCGTGGCAACGGGCACACTACTTTTGTCCGCTATCTGCTGCGCCGTCATATTACTTGCGTCCTTCATGGCGCGTAAATGTTCATATAACAACAAATAGTATCACCTTCTTCATTTATGTGTGGCGAAAAAACAAGAATGTTAGCGAAACGCTTCTTTATGAGTATTGATTAGAGCGGTATAAATGCTATGCTTTATTCAGGACGGTTCCCCGATGCTTCTCCACCGTCTTAGGCGGGGGTGAGAAATCGCCCCTGCCGATTAAATTTGAGGCACGATTTGTGCAACATCGGCGAGCGCAGTCCCTCTTATGGTACTCTCATAAAAATTCCCCCTTTCTTTTTGAATCTAACGTGTTATTATCAAAACAGAACAAGTGTTTGGAGGTAGGATAATGGAAATCACCCGTGATACATTAAAAAGAATGTCAACAGAGCAATTACGCCTTATCGCTGACTTTGTAAAAGCAGCTTTAGATAGTCAAGGAGCTTTGCCCGATTGTCGTTGTTTAACTGAGACACCCCAGACAGAATGTAGCTAATCAACGCATCTTTCTCGGTATGATCTTCAACAAGATCGGCTTTTGTGATGCCGAAATACCGTGCCATTAACTCTATCTTGTCGATGCGGGGATAAGTTCTCGCATTTATCCAATCAGAGAATGTCGTATACTTTACCCCTAACGCTGAACACAATTCAATGCGAGTTACATTATTTAACTCCATATAGTGCCTTATATTGCGCGCCATCACTTCCTTATTTCCGAGAGAATTTTCCATGGTATTAACCTCCTTGCTCATAGTATACGACTAAACCATAAAAAAATCAACACAAACCGTAAAAACGAGTTGACATTACGGTTTAACCGTAGTATGATAGAGACACAAGGAGGTGACACGGTTGACTATTACATTAAAGGCCGCGAGGGTAAACAAGAACCTATCTCAAAAGGAAGCGGCAGAACTTATAGGCATTTCAGTAGCAACGATAGCAAATTATGAAATGGGAAAACGGTTTCCCGATATTCCTATAATTAAAAAAATCGAGGAAGTATATGGGATAAATTACAATGAGATAAATTTTTTGCTTAAAAATAACGGTTAAACCGTAATGGTGAGGTAAAACGATGAACAACCACGTTGAAATCAAAACAAACGACACAAGCGGAGAAATAACCATCAACGGCATATCGGTAAGCGATATTGTACGAAAGTACACCATCACCCACGAAGCAGGGAAGCCTCCCGTAATCGAGGTAGAGCTTGTAGGGGACGTGACCGTCAGCGGCGGCTTTATTACCCCTCTCCCCGAGCCGTGGAAAAGTATTTATCACAATCTGTCGAAAGGGGGAAACGATGAAACGCAAGAGCTTAATGGAAAAATTCCTTTATAAAGACGAGTATTTCAGTGAAATGCTCGATAAGGAGCGTGAGTATAGAGCTGGCGCAAGCGGAAACAAGTGCGATACGCCATTCGTGACGCCACTGCTTCACCTGCTCTACATTCGCCTTGGCGTCATTCTCGTTCTCCTCAGCTCTTTTTTGGGCACGTTGCTTACTCTCGTTGTCCAGATGGCTAATAAATGACAAGGAAAGCTGCACGGTATCTATGGTATTTGAGCGAACCACCCCGAAGCACACAAGCTCATTCAACACGGGGCGCAAGCCGGGGAAATCCAGGCCGAAGGTAATAGCCTTATCGAGGGAGACACCCTTTGCGGCGCGAGCCTTATAAGCATAGTACATGGAAAGCGTTACAGTTTCAGCGTTTGGGGACATAAATACCTCCAAAGAAAGGGATAAAGATATGAACAAAGTGCAAACAGGTTTGAGAATACCCGAAGAACGCTACAACGAACTATGCGAAGTAGCTAATGAAATGGGCGTTTCCCTTAATTCTTTGCTTTTGATGCTTATTGACCTCGGAATGACCCTGCGAAACGGGCGTGTTACTGTTCAGGCAACACAATAGCCCCGTGGGTGCGCTCATAATCATCAAGGTGTAGTTGGAGGATATGCTCAATAAGATTGTTTAGAGAGCGATTCTCGCGGTCAGAAAGCACTTTGAGCTTATCGTAAATTGTTTCGTTGAGCCGCAATCCTGTTTGGATTTTGTTAGTTGCCATTGTTACCACCTCTTTAGCAGTATGTTAGCAAAAACCAACTTGACTTTCTACTCACAAGGTGCTAACATAGTGCTAACAAAATAAGGAGAAAGCCATGAAATACAACATAGGAGAACGGGAACCAGTCTGCGCCAACTGTCAGCACTACTATCAACACTACACCTACTATAGCGGCGCATATAGCCCCGTAAACTGCGGGCATTGCGCCTACGGACGAATAAAGCACCGGATACCGGGAGAGAGCTGCGAAAGGTTTTTATTTAGGAGGTAAGCCATGAACGATTTTGATAAACTCCTGCGGGACATGATAACCGCCGCCGTGGACGAGCGTATAAACAGCGTTGAAGCGCTGGAGGAGCGCATGGTGAAGATGCACGGCGAGTATGTACCGCCCATTCAGGCGGCGAAGCTGCTGAACGTGAATCCTAAGACGGTTTACGCCATGCTTAAGGACGGGCGGCTCCAAGGCACACATGAGGGTTCGCCGCTGGTGCTGGTGCGGAGCATGGCGGCAATGGTAAAGGACGATGAAAGCCTTGAACTGCAAGCCAAGCGGAAGCACAAATATGACAACTGTGTCGGGTACTATGTGAGGTGAGCCGTGGTAAGCAGGGAAAAGTTTGTCGCCGATATAACGGCACGGCAGGAGAAAAGGAAGCGGGAAGAACGCCGGAAGCAGGAAAGAACGCGGTTTGATGTGAACGGGTATTTTCACGAAAGCGTGACGCGGACAATAAGGAAAAAACTTAACGGGAAGTAAGGAGGCAAATATGTGGGGAGCATTTTTTAGCTGGGGAGTGCCGATGTTTTTCATCGGGTGCATGGCGGGATACGCCTTTAGGCCGAAAAGGAGGAAAGCGAAATGACAAAAGATGAAATAATCGTCATGCTTGCGGAACAGCTTGCCGAAGTGCGGCATGACCGCGACCTATGGAAAGCTCTTTATCGGAACGAGATAGACAAGAGGCTGGAAAAGGAAGGTGAGTAATGGAGCAGTACCTTTTAGCTAAAGCCTACAAACCGTTTGAGGACACCTACTATGACCGATATGACCCTAATCTTTTAAAACAGGAGGCGAGATGATGTCACTTTACGACATAGCGAAGAATCTCAATGACTTTATGGACGCGGTTGACCGTGGAGAGATACCCGAAGAAGCCGTGTATGACACCCTCGAAAGCCTTGATATGCAGCTCGATGACAAAATTGACAACGTAGCCTGCATGATAAAGAACCTTGCCGCAGAGGCAAAGAGCATCAAGGAGGAAGCCGACAACCTCACCGCCAGAGCCAAGGCTAAAGCCAATAAGGCCGAGTGGCTTAAGGGATACCTTGCAATGCAGATGCAGCTATCCAATAAGGAAAAGTTTGAAAGCAAGCGGAACAAGCTGACATTCAGAAAGTCAGAAAGCGTCGAGGTAAACGAGGAAGCCTTTATAAAGTGGGCGGCGCAGGGGCATGACGAGCTTCTGACCTATAAGCCCCCCGTGCCTAATAAAACGGCGATAAAGGAGCTTCTGAAATCCGGCGGGACGGCAGAGGGCGCGGAAATCGTTGTAAAGCAGAATTTGCAGATAAAGTGAGGGGAGCATGTTTAACGAAAAGACTGTAGAACATACAAAAGATGGAGATAAGCCGGTATGGCAATCCCCCAAGTATATTGCCGCAAAGGAAAAGGCCATAGAAGCTATCAATAGCGGCAAATATGGCCTTGCGGAGGCTGATTTCTGGATACTGATGAATCTCACCGCAAAGAAAGACAAGATGGCGTACAGCGGCCTAATAATCAGCCACAACGGGTGTTTAAAGATCAATGACTGTCTTGAAAGCAAGTTCACTCCTTCTTGTGTGTTTTTTGACAAGGACGGATATAAAAACTCACTGGTATACAGTTATTGCAATGATGAACAGGGTATTTACGAAGTGGGCGAGGTAAACGACAAAAACTGTAGCAACGCTTATCCATACGCCATGGCTTATAAGAGGTTGTTTGATCGCGTTGTGTTGAAACTCTCAAAGTTCGCTTACTCTGGGATAATGTCCGATAGCGAGAGCGAAGAGTTTGTTCAGCCGGAAACGGAAACCAATGCAACGTCTCCATCCCGCTCGAAATTTAAACCCAACGTTTACGACACGTTTTCCGCCGATCCTGACGTAAAGGCCATGCAGGAGGAAGTTATAGCCCTGTGCAAGGGGAGCGTGGATTTAGCCAATAAAGCGGCGAAAAAGAACTACGGTGTGGACGTGTGGAATATGACGCGGGAGCAGTTAAGCACCACGCTCGACAAGCTGAACGCAAAGGGGGCTTAAATGGAGCTGTGGGACGAAATAATGACAGAGCAAGCCCTACTTGACAGGGCGGTGCAGGAGCTAAAACCGCGAGGACGGAAAAAGGCCGAAACAGAGCGCGAGTACAGAATGGCGCTATCTAAAAGGCTTACCGTCCTCCGCGCCGAGGGGCAGCCGGTAACACACCTTTTGGACATTGCCAAGGGCGAAGAAGATATAGCCAAACTGAGAATGGAACGGGACATAGCTGAGAGCCTATATGATTCGGCGGTGGAAGCGATAAACGCGCAGAAGCTAAAGATAAGGATACTCGAAGGGCAGCTATCCAGAGAATGGGGGAACACAAAATGAAAAGCAAACGAACCAAGGCGTGTGAGATACCCCCGAAGGTCAAAGCGCGGGTATGGGAGAGAGATCATCAGTTATGCGTCCTCTGTGGGCGCACAGGAAGCCCTGTGGCGCATTTTATCCCGCGAAGCCATAACGGTAAGGGGATAGAACAAAACATCGTTACACTGTGTCCTGAGTGCCATAGGGACTATGATAATTCGGAAAGGAGGCCGGAGCTTAGAAAAAAGCTGAGAGCGTATCTCATGGCAAAGTATCCCGATTGGAACGAAGAAAAACTAACGTATAGGAAGTGGAAAAATGAATAAAGCAATTTTGACCGGAAACCTGACGAAAGACCCAGAACTAAGGACGACCACAAGCGGAACAAGCGTATGCACCTTTACGGTAGCGGTGCAGCGCAGATACAAGGGCACTGACGGTAAACCCCCTGTTGACTATCTCAATATAGTAGTGTGGCGGCAGTTGGGCGAGTTGTGCGGGAAGTACCTTTCAAAGGGCCGTAAAGTCCTCATAGAAGGTGAGATACAGAACAGGAGCTATGAGGATAAGGACGGAAACAAGCGGTACATAACCGAAATCACAGCGGAAAACGTTGAGTTTCTCACGCCGCGAGAAAAAACGGACACTCCGGCAGGGTTTACCGAAATAGACGACGAGCCTTTACCCTTTTAGTCATGGAGTACGTAACAGAAAGCCGCCTTGCCACGATAGGCGAGGGCGATGGCTGGTCGATAGAACTCTACCTTATGGCATACCCGGACACCTACAAGCCCTTTTATGTGTTAGGGCTATGGGACAAACGGGAGAATCGGATTAAAAAATCAATTTCTTTCGCGCCGGATGACATGAGAAGGTTAAGGGACGTACTGAACGAATACATACGAGGTTAATGATGCAATACATCAGTCAGATAAACGCCTATTGGAATTGGGTAAAACTAAACGCCCTACCTTCCAGAGCCGGATATTTGTACTTTGCAATTTTAGATTGTGCAAATACGGCAGGCTGGAAGCGGGAGTTTAACGCGCCTAATTCAACGCTGCAAGCGATGGCGGGACTTGATAAGAACGGTTTAACGAGGTATCGCAATATACTGATACAGCAGGGCTTGATTAAATACAAAGCAGGAGACAGGGGGGCTACCGGGAAGTATGAAATCGTCCAGCTATATGACAATGGTATTGATTTAGGTATCAAAAAAAGGAATCAAATTGATACCCAAGTTGATACCCAAACCGAACCCAAGTTGATACCCAAACCGAACCCAAATAGGGTACATACAATAGATAAAGATAAAGATAAAGATAAAGACAAAGATAATATATCCCCCTCTATAATCCCCCCCAAGGGGATACCACCCACACTTGAAGCCGTGAGGGAATACTGCAAGGAACGCAGGAACAGCGTTGATCCGGAGAAGTTTTATGACTTCTACGCTTCTAAAGGTTGGATGGTGGGGAAAAACAAGATGAAGGACTGGAAAGCTGCTGTCAGGACATGGGAACGCAGCAGAAGCGAGATACCCCGCGTCTCGACATGGGATAATCCGGTCTACGAGAAACTGTGCTTGCCGAAAAAGCTGTTTTAGGTTCTGCGCTTCTCAGTCGTGAGGCTTTAGAGAGAATATGCGGGGAATTGAGACCTGACGATTTTGAGAGGCCGGAACACCAAGAGATATTTTCCGCTATCTTTGCCCTTTTCAACGCAAACGAGCCGGTAGACCCCGTAACGGTAGCTGACAAGCTAGGCGGCAGGGCCGGTGGGATACAGTACATCACGGAAATAGTCACCGGCACTGTATCAGCAGCAAATGTCGATTATCACATCAAGGTGGTTCTGGAGGAATCCAGAAAGCGACACGCCATTTCGGGACTGCGGGAAGTGGTCAAGGACATGAAATCGGGAAAGGACGAGGGATATCTTGACCGTATGCAGGGCGTTATAGACGCTGTACGGGCGCGTGGAGGGCGTAAAGTAAGCAGGGTAGGGAAAGACTTTGACACGGCCCTATATGGGCTTATAAACGGCGCTGAGGGGCTTACAACGGGGTTTCAGGTTCTCGACCAGACGTTAGGCGGGTTGAAAAGAGGGCATTTAACCATCATCGGAGCCAGACCGTCAGTAGGCAAGACCTCACTTGCCATGAATATAGCCGTGAATATGGCTTTGTTCGACAGGACGGTAGCGGTGTTTTCGCTGGAAATGCCGAGGGAGGATGTGCTTCAAAGGGCAATCATCAGCTATGCGAAGTGCAGCCGTGATGAAATGTTCAGCGGCGGTCAGGAAGCGGTTGACAGGATACAGAACGCCGTAAATAAGCTGAGCGCGACAAGGTTGTATCTGTCGGATAACGCCTATACCGTGGAGGCAATAAGGTCACAATGCTACGCGATAAAGCAACAGGAACGGGAATTAGACCTCATAGCGATTGACTATTTAGGACTAATACAATCCAGCCTGAGGAACCGCACACGAGAAAACGAGGTATCCGACATAAGCCGAAAAATAAAGCTTCTGGCGAAGGAACTGAATGCCCCTGTCGTTCTTCTGTGCCAGCTCAACAGGGCGATAGAAGGCCGGAACGATGGAAGGCCGAGACTATCGGACTTGCGGGAATCGGGAGCCATAGAGCAGGACGCGGACGAGGTATTACTCCTTCACCGACCCGACCCGCAAAGCGAGGACGCGAGCATCATCGTGGCGAAGAACCGAAACGGGCGAACCGGGGAACTAAGCGTGAAATGGTACGGAAAGTATTTTCTGTACGAGGATGAAATTGTGGAATGGGAGGAACTATGACAGAAGAACTCGCAAAGTGGATAATACAAACCATATTCCAGAGCGTGATAGACAACATGAAGGATGGAAAAGCCGTTGTAAGTGTTAATGGCGTTACCGTGTTGACCTTCACCGACAACGGTAACGACTGGGATATACACTGGGATGAGTAAGGCGCAGAGAGAAAAAGGCAAAGCCGGAGAACGGGAGCTTGCCGCCCTGTTCCGTGAATACGGGTTCAATGCCCGGCGCACTTCCCAATACTGCGGACAAACGGGGGACGCATCGGACGTGATAGGTTTACCGGGGATTCACGTTGAGTGCAAACGCTGCGAGACGACAAAAATCCATGAATGGATGGCGCAGGCGAGGCGCGACGCGAAGCCGGAGCTTATACCGGCGGTGTTCCACCGAAGGAGCCGCGAAAAGTGGTTAGTAACTATGCAAGCGGAGGATTTTTTGAGGTTGTATGAAGCAAACGCTATGTTGGACGTGCCTGAGAGCGACAAATAAACCCGGTTTAGGGTGCAGTTGGAGCCGCCAAGATGGGATGCCCGTTAAAGGCTGGAACGCAAGACCGACAACGATAAACTGTCACGATAACAGCGGCTGGGATGGTGGAAGCTACCACGTCAGAGAATGCCCGTTATACCTGGCGGATGGGAAAAAGGACGAGACAGGTTGTAGGGTTTATGTACAGCAAGGCGAAGAAAAGTTGACGGTAAGGGAAATGGCTGAGAAGGCCGGAATATCAGAGTTTACGGTACGAAAAAGAATCAAGAGGGGGATTTATGAAACTGCAAGCGTATGAGTTTTACGAAATCCACGATGGAAAAGAGAATTATCAAAAGACCTTTACCACTCTCAAAGCGGCGAAGAAATACTACACCCGAATGACGATGCAGGGCGCACTTTTAAGGGCAAAGGTTGATGGTAAGCAGTTACTTATTCACGAAGCGGACGAATTATTCAGGAGCAACGATGAAGTACAGCGAAATAGTAGACCATTACGGTGCAAAGCATCAAGCCATTAAAGCCGTTGAAGAACTGAACGAGCTTGCCGTTGAACTTAGTAAATGGGTGAACGGTCAAGGCAGCAGAAAGAAAATCCTCGAAGAGTGCGCGGACGTGGAAATTATGCTGTGGCAGATGCAGACGATATTCGGGGATTGGGACGACTGGAAAGCCTATAAATTAGGCAGAGTAGAGGGGCGGATATGGAAAGAACAAGGATAAACGCAGAAGGAAAAGAATTATTTGCTTCTCTGTACGCCGTTGAAAATATCTTAAAGGTGTACGAAGAAAAGTATCACCGGCTGGTAGACCGTATCCCCAACGGCTGGCGAAATTTCCGATTGGCGCAGAGCAATATTGAAAAAATCAATACTGCGCTGATAGACACGATACCTATCGAGCAGCTTATTACCCTAAAAAAACAACTGGAACTGACCGACATACAGATAGGCATTAAAAGCCCTGCTGGACGGAGTAAAAATTATTGGGTGATGAGCTATGACGATTTAGCTGACCTTGCCGATGCCGCCACAAAAAATGAGTGCTTTTGCTGTGACGGGGCAAAAAACAACTGCCGGTTAAGGCAAATCTTGAAGGAACTGCCGATTCAGGGTGTAAGCAAGCTGATAGTGAACTGTTGGAGGGAAGAATGAGAGTAGAACTTCTGGAATATCCGGGTGAGCGTGACTGGATAGAGGTATACCGCAGGGCGTTAGTAACGGTGGGGAAAGACACGGTAAAAATCCCCTCGGACGAGTGGAAAAGGAAAATTCTTGCGGCGCGGCATTCGCCGATACGGTATTTAAGATTCTCTTTTTTGATAGAACTGCCGTATTGGGTAAGCGTCCACCTCTGCCGCCATACTCACGCTCAACCGTATGTTAAGACGCAGAGGAATGACCGACAGCATGAATACGACAGGAACGCCGCACGGCAGGATGAACCCGTGTTGATGATATGGGACATGAACGCCGAAGAGCTTTTGACGATAGCCAATAAAAGACTATGCTTCCTTGCGGCGGAAGAGACAAGAAAAGTGGTTGAGAATATGCGGCTGCTGGTGAACGAAAAATGCCCTGAATTTAAGGATTACCTTGTGCCTATGTGCGAGTACGCAGGGTGTCACGAAATGAAGCCATGCGGGAGGAAATTATGACCCGCCGAGAACAGATGATAGAGTGCGCGGAGGCAATGGAGCAGGGAATGATACACACTCAAACCACCCGCGATATGTGGCAGAATGATTTGGTCTGGTGGATATGCAAAGCTGTGAAGCTACTGCTGGAAGAAAGGATAAGGGACGATGAGCAAATATGTAAACGTTGATGTTTTTGTAGAAGCACTTTGTAAGACGCTATCGACATTGAGAAAACAAAAAGACAATACGCCCGAATCAATAGCGTTTCTCAAAGGAGCGCAAGTAGTGGCAAAAGAGTTAATGAAATTTCCTGCCGCCGGCGTGGTAGTACGATGTAAAAACTGCGTACATTATCATCCTTGCCAAGTGGAGCTGGCTGATGGTAGTGCGCCGGATTGGGGCATCTGCGACCAGCCGTGGTTTAACGATGATAAAAACGACGTTGATGAGATGTTTTACTGCGCTCAGGGCGAACGGAGGGAGGACGGAACCAGCAAAAGGGGCAATGACGATGAGTAAATCCTCATATAAACGTATATCTGGCAAGCCTCACGATGTTCAGTGGCGACTATATGAAAAAAATTGGATATGTGTTTCAAAGAAATGGGTTAAGTGGGCAAAACGATACATGAATCGAGCATTTAGAAGGAACCATGTAGAGGAAAGGGGCAGTAATGAGTAAAGAGTGTAAATGTGACACCTGTTTGAACAGCCGTGTTGTTATCTCGGAGAATGGATTTCATGCTGCTTGTAACTTGTCATCTGTCAAAGCTACAGAGTGCATGGTTGGCATAAAGGACAACTATATGGCTTGTGGTCAAACTGAAGGGAATGACAATGAATGAAGAATATATAGCCAAAAGTGCAGCGATAGAAGCCGCTTGTGATGCAGTGGAGTTATTTCCCTCGGAATATCAGGAGATAGAAAATGCCATTGACAGGGTTGTTTCCGATGTTGCTTTGGTTTTGGATACAACGGAAATTGTAGATTTAAGGGCTAAGTATCAAGCACTCGTTGCTGAAAAAGCCAAGAATAGCGGAGACACTGCCGAAACGTATACAACCGGGTATCGCTATGGTCACAGAAACGGGCAGATTGAATTGCTCCAACAGATTTTGGGCATTTGCGATGGTGCGAGCAAGCCGGAGGAGGCAAATGAGTAAAGAGCATATAGAGCGCGAAGCGGCTAAGGAACGGCTTAGAATATGGCTCTCAGATTGCGTATTAGACAGGGCGAAAATGGATAAGGAGGAAACCAATGAACTGGATTAGCGTGAGGGATAGACTACCTGAAGACCAAGTGGAAGTGCTGGTGGCTACCAGAAGTAAAAATGGCGTGCGAAATATTGACAAAGGGTATCTGGCAATCGACCACTTTATCCATCGTGGACGTGCCGAGGTTACTCACTGGATGCCATTGCCAGAACCACCAAAGGAGGCATGAAGATGAAGCCGATTTATATACCTAAAGGAAAAGCAAAAGAGTACGGCGATTATGCTATCAACATTTACACGGGATGTCCTCACAGATGTTATTACTGCTTTGCCCCGTCAGTGTTAAGGAAAGATCGGGAACAGTTTCACACTAACATAAAGCCTCGTGATGGGATTGTGGAGGCAACCATTAAACAGTTGGAGCGGGAAGGAATCGCGGGCAAATTGATACACCTGTGTTTCACCTGTGACCCATACCCCACAGGACATGATACCACGGCGACACGGCAGATTATAAAGGCTATCAAGGCAAGTGGGAACCATGTCCAGATACTTACAAAGGGCGATGGGAGCCGTGACTTTGATTTGCTGGATGAAAACGATTGGTACGGTATTACCTATGATGGTATGTATGGCGGTGTATATATGCCAGGCGACAGGCTTATAGATGTGAAAGAAGCGCATGACTGGGGAATAAAAACATGGTGTTCTTTTGAGCCTGTAACGGACGCAGATCGGGTTTTGGAATGTATCGAGAACTGTTATGACATATTTGACAAGGTTAAAATTGGGAAAATGAATTACTATTCGTCGAATATTAACTGGAAACAGTTTGGGGAAGAAGCCGAACAACTATGCAAGCAACTTGGCATTGATTACTACATAAAAGAGAGCTTACGGGCAGAAATGGTCAAACCACCGAAGGAGGAAAAATGAAACGAGTAATAGCAATAACAATATTAACCCTGCTGACCCTCGCCTTGTGCGGGTGCACAAAGGCAGAGGCCAGTAACCACAGACTGAGGACACTGGACACGGGTTTGACGTATGGAATATATGTCGATAACCTCACGGGGATACAATACCTGAGCACACACCAAGGCGGCGTATGTGTAATGGTAGACGCAGAGGGAAAACCGCTGATATGGGAGGGCGCAGAATGAGCTATGAATTACTGCGGCCTGATATATGGGAGTGTATACGGCGCGGGGGCGGATACTGTCCCTGCGCGATAATCAAGGATGAGGAAAGCAGATGTATCTGCAAGGAGTTCAGAGAAGGTCAGGAAACTAACTGCCATTGCGGCGTATGGAGGAAACATGACGATAGGGCAGAGGATACGAATGTACCGAGAAAAGAAGGGCAAGTCGCGGGCTGCGATGGAGCGCGAAACCGGCATAAGCGCGGCGACCATTTATCACTATGAGATGGACGGCATAGAGCCGACCGCGAGCAGAATCATATGGTTGGCAGATTATTTTAACATAACGGCAGATGAATTGTTAAGGAGGAACCAATGACGAAACGCGAACAACGGGCATACATCAGGCGGTTGCTTGTTCGTTGGGGGAAAGCTAAGAGAAACGCGAAAGAAATAGATAAAAAAATAGCCAGTATCAAAGAGAGAATGGAAGCGGTAGCGGATATTCACCCACAGGTTTTATCGGGTATGCCGCACGGCAGCGACATTACCGACCCGACCGCCCGGAGCGCTATAAAGCTCATGGCGGCAAAGGAGCGGTATAATCTGCAAATGGCCGAAATGCTGGAAAGAATAAACGATGATATGTCATTCGTAGCGTTCATGGATGCCGCATTAGATGAGTTCCCCGCGAACCAGAGAAGGGTAATTGAGTTGAAATATAACTTTTACGAACATTTCTATTCGCGGGATATGCCGTCTAATACCAGGGTAGGTGTAAAAATGGATAAATCCCCCAAGGCAATAGAACACCTTGAAGAACGTGCGATAGACAGAATGATGAAATACATAGACATACCGGAGTGAGATATGCTTGATTCAGGCTTTTACAACATGGAAAGGCGGTATAAGGAAAAACAATAGATGTATATATTGATTTTTTGTTCCTCATGAATATACTGTAATTGACGAGGGACAAAAAGAAAGGGGGAAAGAATGAAGTCCCAACCCAAAGTAGGAAGGCCGCCCGTGGAGGAGCCGTTAAACGTTAAGTTTAGTATTCGTCTTACAGAGAAAACAAATGAGCAAGTGCAAGCATATTGCAGGGAAAGAGGAATAACGCGAAATGAGTTTATACGGCAGGCCATAGAAGCAGCACTCCAAAACTAAAAAGACGAGGTTAGCGCCGATGACAAGGGACAAGATTTGTCGCTAACCTCACGTGCCACATCAGGCAGATAAATTGTATCATGTCTGCCTCCTGCGGTCAAGGAAATGGAGGTTTACTATATGGAAAAAACCCGAATAATCAGCGCATTGGAGAAAGTAACAATGGACTTAGAATTGGCAAGGGATATACAGTCGTCAGTAAATCAAGCGGTATTTGACTACACGGATAATTTCTTGGTATCGGAGTATGTCTCAAATTATTCGATAATGAGCAATGGGGCCTTTGCTATAATCTACAAAAACATAAACGTTCTAAACGCGCTAATAGGCCAAATTACAGGTGATGAAAGGAGTTACAATGAACGAACTACAGATATTCAATAACAACCAGTTTGGAGAGATGAGAACCATTACCGAAAACGGTACTACACTTTTCTGCGGTTCTGATGTAGCAAAAGCACTCGGATATGCAAGACCGAATGAAGCAATTACCGCCCATGCAAAGGGTACGGTAAAACGGCGTACCCCTACCAATGGTGGCGAACAGGAGATGCTTTTTATCACGGAAGGTGATGTATATCGCCTGATAACCCATAGCAAGCTGCCCACCGCTGAGAAGTTTGAACGCTGGGTGTTTGATGAAGTCCTCCCCTCTATCCGTAAACATGGTATGTACGCCACGCCGACCACGATAGAACAGATGATAGCCGACCCCGCCAACGCTATAAAGGTGTTTTCAGCCCTTAAACAAGAGCAGGAGCGGCGGAAGGAGCTTGAAGCGACAGTAGAACACAACGCCCCCAAAGTGCTGTTTGCGGAGGCCGTGCAAGCCTCACACGATAGCTGCTTAGTGGGACAGCTTGCAAAGATGATACGCCAGAACGGGAAGCCCATAGGGGCTAACAGAATGTTCACATGGTTGAGGGATAACGGCTGGTTATGCAAGAAGGGCGAAAACTGGAATATGCCCACCCAAAAGGCTATGGAAGCCGGATATTTTGAGATAAAGGAAACGGTTATAGCCAACCCTGACGGAAGCACCAGAATAACACGCACCCCGAAAGTAACGGGGAAAGGGCAGATTTATTTCATCAACTGTTTTTTGAGGGGAGAAAATGAAAATAGCTGTATATGCCATAGCTAAAGACGAAGAAAAATTCGTTGACAGGTGGTATGAGACGGCAAAAGAGGCTGATTATGTCTGCGTTCTCGATACGGGGAGCGCAGACAAAACCGTTGATAAGCTGAAATCATACAACTGCATCGTAAAAACCAAAATCATACAGCCGTGGAGGTTTGATGTAGCGCGAAATGAATCATTGAAAATCATACCGGAAGATGCGGACGTGTTGGTGTGCCTCGACCTGGACGAAATCATACAGCCCGGCTGGGCGGAAATCATACGGAAAAACTTCCACGGGACGCGGGGAAGGTATTTATATGTTTGGAGCCATGAATCATACGGCAGAGACGGAGTATCATTCAACGCCGATAAAATTCATACAAAATCATACTACTGGAAGAATCCCGTTCATGAAGTGCTGAAATCATACGGCGAAGAATCATACTGCGATTTGCCGTTGAGGGTTGACCATTGGCCCGATGAGAAGAAAAGCCGCAGCAATTACCTGCCGCTTCTGGAGCTGGCGGTTAAGGAAGAGCCGGAGAACGACCGAAACATGCATTACTTAGGCCGCGAATATATGTTCCATCGGGAATACGGCAAGGCCATTGAAACGCTTGAGAAACATCTTGCCCTTAGAAGTGCCGTGTGGCCGCCTGAGCGGGCCGCCAGTATGCGTTTCATTGCTCGGTGTAAAATCATGCAGGGAAAACAATTAGAGGCCGAGGCGTGGCTACAGAGGGCTATAATCGAGGCCCCCGAATACCGCGAAGCATGGTTTGAAATGATGAAAATCATGTATCATGCTAAAAACTGGAAATCATGCATCTATTACGGCGAATCATGCGTAAACATACGGGAAAGGCCATTATCATACATTTGCGAGCCTGACCCGTGGGGGCCGCTGCCGTTTGATATGCTGTCTATAGCCTATTATAACACGGGCCGCCCCAGAGAAGCCCTGGAAGCGGCGAATCATGCGTTGATGTACGGCCCGGATGACAGAATCATGCAGAACGTGAAAATCATGCAATCATATATCGGGGAACCGTCCTAAGGTCTCCCGAACGACCCCAAGCCGGAAATCATATATCCCCACGCCGTCGCACTCTCGGCGGTAGATACGGGCGGCGGCGCGGGCCTCGGCGAGGGTGCTAAACTTCCGCCGTTCGTCGTGCCCCTCGCCCCTCGTCCATGTAATAACCTGATAACGCATATTGTACCTCCTTAAAATCATACTGCGGCTTTACGCCGCCACAACCGTTATATCGCGGTAAAAATTAGTGTCGAAATAATCAACCATGCTGTTACTGTCATCATGATGGAATGCGTCAAGAACGGCGTTGATGCGGTGCAGCTTTGCGCGGAAGGCCTCGGTATAGATTTTGTTATCATCAATCCTATAATGGTTAATGTCGTGACTGCCGGAGATGTAATAATCATACTCGCGGGCGGCATGGCTGCGGAGCGTGCGCTGCTGCTCGTCTCCGTCTAATGCAAACCATTTTTCACGGTGTATCTGTTCGCCGTCCTCAGTATAAAGCCAGTAACCTATATCGTTACAGCTATAATTATTAATGTATTCGTCACGGCTCACGAAGTCGGTCGCGGTAGCGTTGACCCTAACTCTTACGGACTGCCCGCCGGAGTAGGTCTTACAGCTCACCGTTACGCCCTTAATGCCCTGGGCCTTCAGTTCCTCCCGGACCGCCTTCGACAGCTCGGCGCCGTGCAGGTGTTTACCGGACTTGTTGCCGTCCCAGCGGGTAGCCCCTAAATAGCCCTCGGAGATCGTGCCGCCCAGCTCGTTATCATGCTCACCGATGGCCGCCAGTATATCATTCTGAGCGGCGAACCCGTACCAGCAGCCCTTCTTCGGGTTCCAGCGCATTTTCAGACCGCGCAGAGCGGTTAAAACCTCGGCGGCGGGCTTGCTTTTAAAATAAATTTCATTGCTGTTATATTGTGCGTTCTTCTCGATTCTGTAGCTTGCCATATAAAAAGCGCCTCCTTATTGTTCCATAGTGTTCTTTCCCTTTGGCTGTTTCTTCTGGGACGGGTATGGGATAAATTCCTCCTCGCCCGCAATAATGCTGTACTCAGAGCGCAGAATCGGGTGCGTTTCTCGCTTTTGCTGCTGACGGATTAGGCTAATGGCTTCCTCTTTCGTGGTTGTACTTGCTTGCATTGTCCCATCCTTAAAAACATGAAACCGTTTCATTGCTTTCTCCCTCCATTGTTCGGGGTGGTTCCCCTTTCGATGTCTCTATTATATACTTACGGGAGTATATAGTCAACTGAAATATTAAGGGAAAAGCCTTAAAGAATTAGAAAGATATACTTGCAGCAGTATGCCAGAAATGATATAATTATTGCGGAGGTGATAACATGGGCACATCAGCAACGAGGGCAAAAAGAAAATACAACTCAAAAACGTATGAACGACTTGAAATCACAGTAAAAGCAGGAGAAAAAGAAAAAATAAAACAGAGAGCGGGAAAGTTAGGAAAAAGCATTAACGCCTATATAACCGATCTAATCTATAAGGACATAGAAAAAGAGGGCTGATATAGCCCTCTTATATTATTATCCCAAACTTTGCCGCCAGCAGCTCCCGTCGCGCTTGCGGTATCGGCTTGATCCCGGCACACCACGAATGCACTGCGGCCTTGCTTACCTCACAGGCCTCGGCGGCCTGCTCCAACGTCAGATTGCGGGCCTTGAGCTGATCCCGCAAATACTCGCCGTCGCAGAGCACGGGCGCGCACCGGCCCTGCATATAGGCAAGCTCCCACATACCTTGCTGGTTGAGCGGCAGCGCGTGCTCATCCTCGGTTACATCCTCTGCGCCTTGCAGCGCGTCCCGTATGGCTCTGTCGACATCGGGTGTGAGCTTGCGGTTAATAATCATATACCGCAAGCCCTCACCCAGCCCACGGATGGGCCACATATTAGCTGTCTGCACCCGGCAGTGCGCCCCGATGATGTCGGGGAGCTGCGCCGCCATTATACCATATGCCCGACCCAGGGCCTTAACCGTGTTATCTGTCATGTGCTCACCTCCGTTAATCCTGCATGACCCAGACGCGATAATCAGTTACGGACATAACGGCCCAGCCGCCGTCAACCTCAACCACAACCTCATCACCACGGCAATTTCCCACCGCCTCGTCATACGTGTTAAAATGTACCATTTTCATATCCTCCTTCTGCCGCCGGGCTTGTGACCGGCCTGCCGCATTACCGCCCTTGCGGGCGTCACTCTGCGTTATATTGCCTTATAGCCATTCTCGGTTACATGCGCCTCGGCAATTATATTAACGTTTGCCAGCAGCGGCTCCCCATCACTCCCGGTGTCGACCACATCACCAGTCACAAAATATATATTCGTTCCGCGCATCAGGTAGTTGATCTCCGCCCCTTGCAGTGCGCCGTAACATTTGTAGCAACCCGTTACCCCGTCATACGTGGTATCATAGGCGGATATGCCGGCCTCCATCTCGCCGGTGGCCCAGTTAGTAGACCGCCCTCCCCGCGGTAACTCGCCGAATCGTATATATATATCGCAATCATAGGGCCTAATCATGTTGGCTATGGTGGCCGCTATCTCATCATCGTGATCATGCCCAAACTCTGGCACACAACTGCCCGCCTTGCACTCCTTGATTATTTCCCCGTTCCAGCTGTAATCGCGCCACGCTAACCCGCGCCATGCCCTGATGCCGTCGGCAGCTGTGCCGTATACTATCACGTTCTCGTCCCTCGTCATCATTGTCGTGTGCTCCTCTCTTGTTATGTCTATATTATATACCTGCCAGATTAAAAAGTCAACCGAAAAGATAAACAAACTAAAATAATAAGGCAAAAACTTTTGATGCGGGGGTTTGCGGGGGTAAATACCTATTATAATATCAATATGGAGTATTAGACCGAACCCCGAAGGGGCGGAAAAAAATAAAAAAAGAAAAATTGAAAAGATTGTCAAAGTCCCCCATAAAGGGGGGATAAACTATCGCAATAAATAAATTACCGTTGCGGATTAAGGAGGTGTAACGTATGGCAAGCAGTAAAGAGCAGTACAGAGGCCAGCCCCATTGTAGACCAGGACTTACAGACGAGCAGCGCCAGGCCGTTAAGTTGTGGGTATGGGGCGAGGAGCAGGAGGACGGCACCACCCATTACATGAGCGGCTACAAGGAGATCGCCGACCGGGTAGGAGTCAACAAAATTACCGTGTGGCGGTGGTTCCGGGAGTTCCCGGTGTTTCAGGCCGCGCTGGACAAGGAGTTGGCAGAGCGGGGCAAGGAGGATGATAAATTTTATCAACGGATGCGTTCTCGTGCGCAAAAAGTCCTCGAAAAAAACCTAAATGCCCCCTATGCACGGGATTCTACGGCCGCCGCTCTGGCTATTTTGAGCCGCTGTGGGGACGTTGACGGGGTACGGGTAGAGGTCTCCCAGGCCGATGCTGATAGAGTGGTTAGAGGCGGTTTTGGGCGGTCTGACGGCAATGTATAGCGTTTGCATAGTCTGTATATTTCCGGCTCAAGTATTCGTTAAAGTGTAGTTTAACGAATAGTTATAAAACAAAATGTATAAAGTGTTGAATAATACGGGGTTAGTACCTGCATACTGTGTATAGATATACAAAAGTGCTGGTGAATAACCCCGTTTATGCACCGCAAAAATGTATGTATATGCTGCATAATCGGAGGGGGGTGCCACGGGGGGGTGGTTTTTGTAGGGGGGACGCGCCAAACATATAGCTCCCCGCACATTTTTTCTCCCCCACAAAATGGACATTTACACAATTTGTGCCAAGTATAACGTTGACCCTAACGATGTGGTCTATTACTTCAAGCTGCGTAACGGTGAACCGCGCCTTATCCTCAAGGACGATTTCAATGATGTGTACGCCTGCACCCTCGATGAGAAAGCGAGAGTGCAGCTCATTTTCGGCGGACGCGGCTCCGGCAAATCGAACCACATTGTAAGGGAGATAGTAGCTGATACCTATAACGGCCATAATTGGCTTGTGTGCCGTTATTACAAGGTGGACTTAAGAACCTCTTGCTTTAATGAAATAATCTCTGTAATAGACGAATGGGGGCTTACAGACGAGTTTTCCGTTGACAAGTCCACCATGACTATTACCTGTCTGTATAATGGCCGTCAGATAATCTTCGGTGCGTTAGAGGAAACACGGAGATTGAAGTCATTGAAGCCAAAGAAGGGTATACTGACCGACATATTCATGGAGGAAGGTGACGAATGCCCCTCCTATGAGGCTTTTGAAGTTCTGGATAACTGTTTGAGAGGTATTGATAAGGACGCGAAGCTGAGAGGACTACCTCAACCGAACAAGAGGATAATAATGGCGTTCAACCCGTTCCCTGAAACGCACTGGCTTTATAAGGTCTTTTTTGAACCCTTGTGGCATCACCCCGATGTGAAGTCAATAGACGAACTGAAATCTCTGACCCTGAAAGACAAGACCGCAAGAGGTGTAGTTGAAGGATCAGATGTTTTTATTTTGAAAACGACCTATGCCGACAACCGTTTTCTTACCGAAGAAGATATTCAGAAAAGGGAGCAATCCACCGGGCAAAGATTATGGGTAGATACGTTAGGGAATTTTGGCAGATTAGGTTCTACCGTGTTCGAGCGCGGAAAGCACTGGAATATTGCAGACCTGTCCGGCAGGGAATTTAGGAATATCCGTGTCGGCAGCGACTTCGGATATAATCACCCCTGCGCTTTCGTTAAGTGTTCGCTGGATAAGCATAACCACAAGATATATGTGTTTGATGAATTATTCGTGAACGAGGTCACTACCCGCCAATACGGGGAGCTGATCTACAATAAGGCATTGGGCCATGTAGTGTACTGTGACGCGGCGGAGCCTGACCGTATCAAAGAGCTTAAAGAGATGGGCATCCATGCGGACAAATGCAAGAAGGGCAAAGCCAAGGGGGCGAAGTCCGCTATCACCCGAAGAATAGACTGGTTGCACGACTATGAAATAATAATCGACCAGAAATGTGTGAACCTGATAGGAGAATTTAAGGTTTATCGGTGGAAAACGGATTCCGCCGGACAGAAGTTAGACATACCGGAGGACGCAGACAACCACGGCATAGACGCGCTTTCATATGCCCTGGGATATGATATATTTGCCGGTACTAAGCTTATCGGCGGAGGTAGGATACTGTGACAGAAATGATTTTAACGCGGGAAGAAGCCCGCAGGATAAACGGGGATAATATAAGAACCGTATTCGGCTGTGCGCTGGAGGATTCCATTCTGAAAAGGTGCGATATGTACAAGGAATACGACTGCGTTGACCTGAATGGTATATATTCCCCTATCCCTAAATACGCGGTAGACATAGCCGCCGGGTACTTCATAGGCTCACCGTGCAAATATTATGTTCAGACGAATACGGTAGTCAAAAAGACTTCCGATGTTGCCGGGCGGCCTAAGATGCAGTTTGAGGATTTGCCCGATAAGAATCCGAGGGACGACGCATATTTGAACCGCTATCGTGCGATAATGCGCCGGAACCATGAGGACAAAGAGAATATGCGGCTTGCCACTTCCGCGCTGATATGCGGCACGGCATACGAACGGATATACGCTTCTAAAAGGGACGGCCTGATCGCTCCAAAGTTCAAGCCCGTGGATCCCAGAAAAGCAATGTTGTTCCACGACCAGACTATAGACCGCAATCCCACGGCTTTTATCATTCGAGAAGAATATTTTTCGCTCGTGGACAATCGGAAGTATGAGACCTATGAACTGATTACGGATGACCGCTGGACAAAGTATATATTTGACGGCAACGTTCGGGAAGAACCCGCCACAGCTTCCGAAATGGCGCTGCTTAAGACTTGCGGCATACCCATTGTAGAATACCCCATGCCAAACAGGGAGGGGTATTTTGAAAAGGTTCTTCCATTGGTTCACGCGAGAAATGCCATTCTGAACAACGTTTCCAACACGTTTAAATATAACGATGAGGCCATTCTTCTTATGATTGGCTATATGCAGCCCGAAACCGATGAGGACGAAGAAGAGCTCCACGAAAGGCTGTCCAAATTCAAGACCTTATATCTGGGCGAGGATAATAAGGTTGAATGGCTGATAAAGAATGTTGACATACAATCCATTCAAGGGTACTTCGACATTCTGACTGGCGATATATACGCCTCTTTAGGCCAGACTAACCCCACTGAAATAGCCGAAGTGTATCAGAATATCCAGGCCGTCAGATACCAGAACTACGGTATGGATAACACGATAATAGCGTATGAGCGTAACTTTGAAAAAGGTCTGCTGGAGGGCAGGGCGCAGAAGATAACCGCGCTGATGAATGAGGGAACCGCCAACCACTATAATTGGGAAGTGTTAGATGTGGCGTTCGCAAGGAATATTCCTTCCTCTATGACGGACGAGGCGCAGTTCATGACCCAAGTCAAGGGCTCCGGGCTACTTTCAGATAAGGACATTCTTGATATGGTGTCTTTCGTGGAAGATTCCGAAGCCGCTCATCAGCGGAAGCTTGAACAGGATAAGCAGGAGGCAAACGAAATAGCGGAGGCAATGAATGTACGAGTACGGGGACGAACGGGCGAAGAGCCTGAAGAAAACAATAACGAGGGCGTTTCTGAAAACTAAGGAAACGCTCTTTTATATTGATTCCAACACAAAGGTAATCGACCAGATAAATCTTCTGTACAGAAAAATCCTGAGATTATCCGAAGAAGCGTACTTGGATATAGCCAAGAAAGCATACGCAGACCATAACGGGCCGGATAGGATACTCGAAGCGTGGGTAATAGGTATTCTGGACGATTACGACCCTGTTGTTAAATATGTTTTCACAAAAGAACTGGAAAGAAAGGGGGCAAGATTGGCTGAATCCATAATCGCAGATGCCGAGTACTCCGGCAAAGACCCCCCTACCGTCAATTATCCCCCTATAAAGCAGGATTTCACGCGGGGATTGAACTATGTGACATGGCAAACAGACCAATTCGCCATCACCGTTGAAGATAAGACCGTAATAAGGGCCTTTAAGGACAACGGTTATAAAAAAATCAAGTGGCACACACAGGACGATGAAAAAGTTTGCAAAGAGTGTGAAGAACGCAACGGAAAAATTTATCCAATAGACAAAATACCGACAAAACATCCTAATTGCCGGTGCTATTTTACGCCAGAGAAGGCATAAATCCCATTTTGTCAGAGAAGACATAAATCCCAAAGGAGAAAAAATGAAAATAGACATTACCAAAATGGAAGGCTATCGGGAAGATATGACCGCCGAGGAAAAGCTTGCGCTTTATTCCTCTTATGAATTTACACCTGATTATACAGGATATGTAAAAAAAGATGTATTCGACAAAAAAGCCTCCGAGGCCGCCGAGCTGTCGAGGAACCTTAAATCCTATAAGGAGAAGGAAATGACGGACGAGCAGCGCAGGGCCGAAGCGGAAAAGGCCGCCAAGGACGCGGAGAACGAATACAAGACTAAGATTTGCAGCCTTGAAATAGGCAAGATATTTGCCGGAGCAGGGCTGAAAGAGGACGATTTCCCCGAAATGCCTACATTCACGGAGACGGATAAGGCTACGGCCTTTGCGAACTCCATCGTAAAGCTTCTGTCCGCCAAGGTGATTGCGGCGGAGCAGAAAGCGAAAACTGACCTTCTGGGCGGCGGCACACCCCCTGCTTCCGGGGCAGAGGCAAATGAAGCCGCTCAAATCAAAGCGGAGTGGGCGGAAGCTGTCAAGTCGGGCAATATGCTTAAGCAAGTGCAGCTTATGACCCTCGCGCAATCCAAAAAAATAGACTTAACTTAAAGGAGAAAATATCATGGCAAACGCCCCTATAATGAGTTTTGCAGTACCTAACTATTCCGGCCTGCTCTACACCAAGAGCAACACCCAGACCCCGTTTATAAACCTTATAGCGGAGCCTCAGTACACCAATCACGTTCAGTTCGCGGTAGATCAGGAGTATTCCCTCGATACCCCCCCCCAGCCTGCCATATCCGAGCAGGCATCCATGACCGCGCCTGACACCAAGAAGATAACCCGCACCCAGCATACCAACGTGACCCAGATATACCAGAGGGCTTGCGAGATTTCCTATGCCAAGGAATCTAACATGGGTACTATGAGCGGTATCAACATAGCCGGTCAGCAGGCGAACCCCGGCGACGAGTGGAACTGGCAGATTTCCCGCCAGATGCTCAATATCGCCAACGATATAGAGTTCACTTCCTTGCAGGGCGAGTATAACGCCGCTACCACCGATGCTACCATCAACAAGTCCCGTGGTATTCTTACCGCGCTGACCACCAACGTCATAGACGCGAAGGGCTCAGGTTCTACCGCTGCCGCGCTGACCAAGGCCATGATAAAGTCACTGGTCAAGTCCATCTTCGACAACGGCGGCGACGTGAACGGCATGATACTGATGTGCAATTCCTTCCAGAAGGCGGCCATTTCCGCGCTGTATGAGGGTTCCATGCAGATGCCGGATTCCCGCATGGAGGCTGGTGTGAACGTGACCCGCCTTATCACTGACTTCGGCGATGTGGGCATAGTCCTTTCCCGCGCCATGCCCAAAGACCAGATACTTCTTTTCCGTCGTGATGTAGTGCATCTTGTAGAGCAGCCCACCCCCGGCAAGGGCAACTTCTTCTTTGAGGAGCTGGCTAAGAACGGCGCGGGCAAGAAGGGCGAGATATTCGGACAGGTAGGTCTGAACTACGGCCCCGAATGGCTCCACGGTAAGATAACCAACCTCACCACTGAATAACCATGAAATTCTATCAGGGGAACAAAACGAGTATCCCCTTTGATGTGAAGGAAGATAAGGCCATAGCACAGTTTGTGCGTGGCCTTTTTGAGACTTCCAACGAAGCGACGATAAGAAAGCTTATCGCCCTGGGATACGAACACGAAGGAGAGTTTAAGGAAGAAGAACCCAAGCGGCGGGGCCGCCCCAAGAAGGAGGAATAAATGAATGAGGTAATGGTAAACAACGTAAAGCTTCAAACGGGTGCGCCGGACGGCGTTATCCTGATGTTTTTGGAGCGGTATACCGCAATAGCGTGTGCCATTACCCGCTACAAGGAGCCTCCGAAGTGGTTAGAGCCCTATATAGAGGACGCGGCGGTAAAGGCGATAGGGAAGATGGGCGCAGAAGCCTTTAATTCCCAGTCTGCGGCGGGAGTGTCCACTAACTATATAGATATTACCGAGAACCTTAAACAGGCCTTAAAAGGCAAAATGAACCCGTTAGGAGCGGTATATGAGAGCGAAGGATAAGAAGGACGTTTATGTGCTTGCCCCCATTAAGGAGACGGTGAACGGGCAGACTGTTGTTTCGGAGTGGGCCTTAGTCAGACGGTATAAACTTGTGGCTAACTCTGCCGGAAGCGCAGAGGATATAGCCATGTACGGCGAACGTATCAAGGAATATATCAAAATCTGCAAAGACCCCTCCGACGGGCCTGTTCAGATAGTCGAGGGTGACGGAATCTGCTTAAACGACCCGCAGGAAACGCCGAGCTATATTGTGGAATCCGTCAATTCCGCCCGTGGGTTCTCGACATATACGGCAAAGAAGTATGTTTAACGCCAAAGTTAAAGTCATAAAGAGGTTTGAAAGGCCGGATATTCAGTCTGCCATCCGAAAAGGGACAGAGAGCGGCGGTAAGGAAATGGCGGATATAGCTATCTCCATGGTTCGCGTTGATTCGGGGGAGTTGAAGGATTCGATAGAATTTACCATCTTCGATGAAAAAACGGGGGCCGTGAAGGGCAAAGTCCATACCGCAGCTATCCCGCAGGCTATGACGCTGGAATACGGTACGGGTATTTATAACGAGTTGGGTTCTTCGGCAAAAATCCCGTGGTATGTCCATGAGAGCATGGCAGACCTGAGCAAGTACAACTTTGAGACCGTCCTAAGCAAGAAGGGACTGTTCTACAAGGTTTATGGCGCACACCCTCACCCCTATATGAAGCCCGCCTTTGACGCGGCAAAGGATTTTGTTGTTCAGTCCGTGGCGGACGAGATAAGGAAACTGCTATGACGAATATCTATAAGGACGCTCAGAAGTATCTTAACAAAAAACTTAAAGTTGAGGTTCAGCCGGAATCTGACGAGACCCCCGAAAGGTATCCTATCGTGACATTGAACATCACACAGGAGACATCGGTAAAATCTTTAGAGGGCGAAGCGCTTCCCGCCACCTCAATAAGATGTGGTGTGTGGGGCGAGACCTACATAAGCACCAAGGGATTTACAGGCGTTCTCGATTTGGCTGACAAACTTCACGCCGCAATGCTGGAAAAACACTACATAAAGACCCGCACGACAGAGCCATACCGCGATTCAAACGGGAAATGGCACGTCAACGTAGTCTATTTCAAAAAAACCAAAACTTTTTAAAAGGAGAAATATATGGCACAGTATCAAGCTTCCGTAGGCCAGCGCGTATTTTATGATACCGCTTACACTATGGCAAACAAGACCGAGATAGCCGGTCTTACCCAAACCCCCGATAAGGGCGGTTCGCCCTCCGAGGTTTCCGTAAACATTATATCTGAATACTTCGTGCGTAACCTTGCCGGTCAGCAGGAAATGCCCGTATTCGAGTATTCCTTTGTTCCTGACTTCACCGCCGAGACCGGCAATATGGCGAAGATGGGGCTTCTGGTCGGTGATGTTATCTGGATTTACGAAGAGTACGAAATCCCTTCCGATGCTACCAAGCTCGGCACTGGCATTCTTTATAAGGGCAAGGTCGTATCCATGTACGCGGGCGGACAGCAGGCGAACAACGCCCAGACGGGCGCGTTCTCCGTCAACCTTGTCGGCGATTCCGTATATATCGCATTCCAGGGCGAAACGACTTCCTATGTTGACCTGTTCAACGGCGAATCCGTGACCACCCCCGCATAAAGGAGAGTAGTATGAATATCGGTGAATTTGAACTTAAAGCCTCCTGCAAGGCTTATTGCGACCTCAAACAGAAAATAGGCGCTCCTAATCTCAAAGTAAAGTTCCTCACCGCCTACGAGCAGGGCGATTTGGATTTCTTTGCAGATGTGGTAATGTCGTTTGCAAACCCCAAACCTAAGAGCAAGCAGGCCGTGTTCGATGAGTTTGATAAGCTCATGGAGCAGGGTACTTACATGGAGGATATCTATACCGAGCTGGTGAACTTCGCTTACGGCATGGGTTTTTTCGGTCGTGTAGACCTGAAAGGGCAGAGCATTCAGGACTATATGAGAGAGCCCTTAAACAAGCTGGATATGTCGGCGGCAATGACCGAGGCGATAACGGCGGCGGCGGCGGACGTGGCAAAGAGCGTCGTTCGCTAAGAGAGCAGTTCGAGGACGTTAAGAAAAACATTGAAAAGGACTTCACCGATATAATCTACGATTTGCTCAAACGTGCAAGCATGGCGGGAATGCTCCCAAATCAGTTTTG